CATGCTTGCTGCTTCCACCAGTCACGTCTGAGGTTCTTCTACCCAGAGTTCTATGTCCATGATGACATTGATGCTCCAGCAGAGTTTAGGGACATCAAGAACCCGAACAAGGGGGTGGGTGCTGAGTATATGCAGAAGGTATTTTGGGACAATGTTATCCCATTGATTGAAGACCAGGGTGGTATCAAATCGATATGCTTACAACATCATAGTCTGGAGGAGATATTACAAACTCCATTCTTCCAGCATACTCTTGTGGACTCTTGGGATAAGAGACCACATATCTGTGCAGACTATTGTGGCACTAAGCGGTGTAGCAGTTGACTGACCTACATAATATATGGTATAATAACCATACGTTCATCTCACAATGGGTGAGACGCAAGTAAGTCGCGGAACGGAGCCGTTCATCCCATGATTGAATTTCTTTTATATTCATCACTCACTTGTCAACAAGCCGAGGGAATTATCCTGAGGATGAAAGCATACGAGCACATCGAAAATGCTTTCAAAGTTGAACTTGTGGAGACCGTAAAGGAATCTACACCTGAGTGCTACTGGGACGCAAACGACTAAAGGAACGGACCTAAAAATCCAACTACTTTAGGAGTAAGACTGATGAGTACTATCACTTATCGCGGCGTCAAGTATGACGCTGAAAGCTACAAGGCAAAGGTTCTTCAAGAGCGAGACCAACGCCACAACCATGACCTCATGTACCGAGGTATCAAGGTTGAGCGTAAGTTCGCTTCTCAATCCTGAGTCTTGCGACAACTAAACTTGTAGAGAGGTCTTGACACCTCTCTTTTTTTATCTTATGGTATACGTATGGATCGAGACAAACTAAAAATTATTACCTCTGATCTAGAGATGCTACTCAGTGCTCTCAAAGCAGAGGTCTACTCTGATGTAGAGTCTTATCGTTTCGACGAGTGTGACCCTGTTGAGCAAAACTATGACGAAATTTACGAAGGTCCATGAAACCAACTGTAACACTGGTAAGCAACACGCCTGATGCTGAGCAACTCATGGCGTACATTGCCCGAGTGAGCAATCCTTCTAACCAAGAGAACGAAAAGTATGCTGGGTTGCTTAGGTACTGTATCAAACACAACCACTGGTCTGTGTTTGAGCAATCTACTATGACATTAGAGGTCAACACTACACGTGCAATCGCAGCTCAGATTCTGAGGCATAGGTCTTTTACATTTCAAGAGTTTTCGCAACGCTATGCAGACTCTAGTCTGTTGAGGGATAGCATTCCTCTTCCAGAATTGCGTCGTCAAGATGATAAGAACCGCCAGAATAGTATCGATGACATGGATGAATTTGAGGTTCAGGTTCTACAGAAACAGATGACAACTCTGTTTGATTCTGCCATGTCGCTGTACCAGCAGATGCTTGAGCGTGGTGTGGCAAAGGAATGTGCAAGAAATGTGCTTCCACTTTGTACTCCCACTAGAATCTACATGACAGGTTCATGTCGCTCTTGGATTCACTACATCAACTTGAGAACTGCTAACGGTACTCAGAAAGAGCACATGCAGGTCGCAGAGGAGGTAAAGAAGATATTCATAGAACAATATCCTTCGGTGAGTGAAGCATTAGAATGGCAAGAATCTGCGGAATAAATTTATCACATAACGGATCTGTTGCTATTGTTGAAGACGGTGAAGTTGTTTTTTATTTGGAGGAAGAAAGACTTAGTAAGATCAAACGTGACCGGTCTGCTATTCAGGTAGTAAAAAAGTATCTGGACTCTAGTATCGATAAGGTTACTATTTGTGACTGCTACACCAGATATTATCCAGAGAAGTTTATTCTTCGACTCAAGCAGAAAAGTAACCTGACTAGAATTGTAAAAGATCTAGGCATCCCTGTCATAGATTATCGTAACAGGCATCATGAATGTCATGCTGCTAATGCCTTTTATAATTCAGGATTTGATGATGCTGTCTGTGTGGTGATGGATGGGAAAGGATCTGCTGTTGTCAAGGATGAACTAAACTTCTGTGAAGTTGAAAGTATTTTTGTTCACGATGACGAGGGATTTATTCCTATCTTCAAACACTTCTCAACTTTTTGGAGTGAAGAAGAGTGTGCCAAACTAAAAGAACCATACTGGGATGGAAGTTACTTCTACAGTGACCGCACTAGTGTAGGTCAAGCGTACCGTAGGGTGTCACGCTTCTGTGGGTTTGACGAACGCGAGGCAGGGAAGACTATGGGTCTAGCACCATACTGTGAGACCAAACAGGAACCTAATCTATTCAACGTTGAATATGACCATAGTGTGTGCAGCAAGGAATTGTATGCAGAAGGACACACTACCGGATACTCTGGTCCAGAGTGTACTAAAATAGAACTGGCACATCGGTTACAAATATCTGCTGAACAACATGCTTTACGCATTATTCGCAAAGCAGTTATGATGACTGGAAAAACAAACGTTGTGGTTAGTGGAGGATTTTTTCTCAACTGTGTCGCCAACTACAAAATCATGAAAGAACTAGATATAAATCTATATGTCGATCCTCTTTCTTATGATGGAGGTCTCTCCATTGGTTCAGCATTACTAGAACATTATGAAGACACTTTATTTGGGACCCGTCTATACCCTGAACCATATCAAGGGGGATAAAGTAAAACTGCATGATGTTGTAGACTTGTTGTTGAATCAACAACCGGTCGCAATTTATCAGGGCAGGTCTGAGGCAGGACCACGTGCACTTGGCAACAGATCATTGATCTATGATCCACGTGATCCCAATGCCAAAGCAAAGATCAATAGAATAAAAAAGCGAGAACAGTTCAGACCTTTCGCTGCTAGTGTGATGCTTGAGTATGCAAATGATTGGTTTGACATGGCAGGACTGATGGAGTCTCCTTACATGATGTATGCCATGGACTGTTGGGATGACAAGCGGAATCAGATACCAGGTGTGTTGCACGTAGATAATACCTGTCGTATCCAAACGGTAACTTCCCGACAGAATAAAAACTACTACGATTTGATCAATGCATTCTACGATCGTACAGGTGTGCCTATGGTATTCAATACCTCATTCAACTTGGCAGGTCAACCATTAGTTGAGTCTCCAGAAGATGCTATGGAAACCTTTCATGAATCAGAGATACCTTACCTGTATTTCCCTGAAGTTGGACGCCTGATTTCAAAATGAACTTTTTGTTTCCCGAAAACCGGAAAAAAAACTCCGGCAAAAATTTGGTCATAGGGGTCAACCTATCTAACAATGGATCTATCTGTGCATTATATGAGGGTAAGGTAATATTTTACTTAGAGTCTGAAAGGATTACACGCAAGAAATGGGATCACCGTGTCAAGACTTTGATCAAATATCTACCACAGGCAAGTCACATTGCATTGGCAGACTCCCACTGGGTACGTGGCAATAAGAAAGTGGACAACATCAAAGACCTGATGAAGTTCAAGAAAGAATTTCCTAATGCAAAAATTCATGACTATAGAAAGTATCATCACCTAACTCATGCTGCTTGTGGATATTACAGTTCAGGTTTTGATGAAGCATCCTGTATTGTAGTTGATTCTAATGGTTCTAAGACTAGTGAGGGACTTGAGATAGAATCCATGTTTTCTGCACCTGATTTTACTACTACTCACCGGAGGATGTTTGGTCCAGGCAATATAGGTTGTGGTCGTCAGTTTGAGGAGACTGCTCTAATGTATGGGTGGGACCGTCGAGATGCTGGTAAAGTTATGGGTATGAGTGCATACAATAATGAACCTGCACTCAGCACTCAATTGCAGTGGGAGCAGAGATATGAAGAACTTTTAGAGATGCGAACATCTGATAACGTTGTAGTTGTTGGTGGTTGTTTTCTAAACTGTGTCGCTAATTATAAAATGAAGAAGAAGTTCCCTCATATAAATCTATATGTGGAACCCATTGCTCATGATGGAGGCACCGCTATTGGAGCAGCATATCTAGCATACTATGAAACCAAAACTTGACATCTTAGATGTAAGTGCTTCAATAGGATGTAACTTGCAATGTAAAGGTTGTAATCATTTCAGTAATTATTTTGCACCTAGTAGTAAATTAGATACTGATCAGTTACTCGAAGACATTGCTACAATACTTCCACGATTAGACGTAAATCGAATCTCCATTATTGGTGGAGAACCGTTGTTGAATCCACGTTGCAAAGAGATTCTCAATGCATGTACAACATACTCTAGTTCTCCTGTCTATCTCTACAGTAATGGTCTATTGCTCCTACAAAATGAAGCATGGATCAAAAAATGTTTAGAGAACCCACAGGTATATCTAAGAATTAGTATCCATGTTGATCTAGTTGAAGAGGTGATCAAAAAATTCAATCACCCTAAGGTGCTTGTTACTGAACACCACACGGGCAAGGATCGTTGGTTCAACTCAATCAAGAAGCATGATGGTAAGGTACATCCTTACAACCATGGTAAACCTGATAAGAGTTTCAAAGCATGTTCCTGTCCCAATACTCAATTATACAATGGTAAGTTATGGAAGTGCCCTAATACAGCATTTCTAAAAGAACTATTGTATGTGACTGAACAATCTGATGATGAAGACTGGCAAGAATATCTTGTCGATGGTCTAAAAGTTGACTGTACTGAAGAGGAATTGACAAATTTCTGTAATGATAGTAAAATTGCAGAAAGCGTATGCAATATGTGTACTGCTAGACCACTCAAGTTCAGTGCTGCCCTGCAAGAAAAAACTCAAAGAAAGGCAATCAAAACCTAATGCCCGTATACCCTGTAAAAAATCTAGAAACTGGTGAGACTAAGGAGTTGTCAATGAAAGTTGCTGACTATGATCAGTGGCGTAAAGACAATCCTGACTGGGACAAAGATTGGTCTAAAGGAGTTGCTTCTGCCGTTAGTGGCACAGGCGACGTTTACAGTAGGACCGATGGAGGATGGAATGAAATTCTATCTAAAGTTGCACAAGTTCCTGGTTCTAAAGTCAAACCCCAGAAAATCACACACTCATAATGACTGCACGTCGTAAGAAGATCACGTCATCTGTCGGTGCTGGAATGACAGCGAAACAGATGCGAAGAAAGAAACCCATCAACTCAGAGGCGATGGTACCTATTGAAGCAATCACTGACAATCAAAAAGTTGTTTTTGATGCATACAATGAGGGTAAACATTTGTTTCTCTATGGGTGTGCTGGCACTGGCAAGACATTCATTACTCTTTATCTTGCTCTGCGTGAGGTATTAGATCCATTCACACCTTACAATAAGGTGGTGCTGGTTCGCTCACTAGTTTCTACACGTGAGATTGGTTTCCTACCAGGAGATCATGAAGATAAGTCTGCTCTTTACCAAATTCCTTATAAGAATATGGTAAAGTATATGTTTGAACTACCCACTGACAATGAGTTTGAAATGCTTTGGGGAAACCTGAAGACTCAAGAATCAGTTACTTTCTGGTCCACTAGTTTCATCCGAGGTACTACACTTGATGATTCTATTATTATTGTGGACGAATCTCAGAACTTGAACTTCCACGAACTTGATAGTATTATTACTAGGGTTGGTGAGAACTGTAAGATTATGTTCTGTGGTGACGTAGCACAAACTGATTTGGTCAAGACTAACGAAAAGAATGGGATCTTAGATTTCATGAAGATCGTTGAGCGTATGCCTGAATTTGTACTAACTGAATTTGGTATCGAAGACATCGTTCGTTCTGGTTTGGTCAAGTCTTATCTCACTAATAAAATTGAACTTGGTATGTAATGTTTCAACATGTAGAATGTGATCTTCCTGCACTTTCCAGGAAGAATATTGAAGGAATTAGATTTTACACAGTCAATGATCGACCGATGGTGTCCATCACCTCGGTCACTTCTCACTACAATAAAGAAGTCTTTGTCAAGTGGAGAAAGAGAGTTGGTGAAGTGGAAGCAAACCGCATCACTAAACGTGCTACTAGTCGGGGTACAAAAACTCATTCTTTGATCGAGACATTTCTCTTGAACAAAGAGGTTGAGTTCAAAGAACCTGGTCCTAAGATGCTGTTTCAGCAGGCAAAACAGACCCTACAAAACATAAATAATATATACGCTCTGGAAAAGAGCTTGTATAGTGAAGAACTTGGGGTTGCTGGAACAGTAGACTGTATCGCTGAATACACTGGCGAGAACGGCGAACCTGAGTTAGCAATCATTGATTTCAAGACAGCAGAGAAACCCAAACCACGGGATTGGATTGAAAACTATTTCGTACAAGCGTCTGCCTATGCCTGCATGTTCTATGAACGTACTGGTATCCCTGTAAAAAAACTTGTCATCATTATGACATGTGCGAATGGTGAGGTGCAAGTGTACGAAGAGTATGATAAAATAACTTATATGAAACTACTCATCCAATACATTCAGAAATTTGTCGAAGAAAAAATCAATGAGTTCCAAAACTGAAATGCGATCTATTTTGAAGCAAAAGTTCCTGTGTCAGGACAAATTTACTAATGACATAGAAAACCTGGTGAAAAACAACGTTGAGATGAATTACATCGAAGCAATTTGTCATTACTGTGAGACCAATAACATTGAGATCGAATCAGTATCAAAACTCATCACCAAACCTTTGAAAGAAAAACTCAAAGGAAATGCAACACACCTAAATTATTTGAAGAGGACATCCAAAGCAAAGTTTTTTAGTATCTAATGCAACTCAAAGAGTGGACACTTGCTAAAATGTGTAACCATCTTTCGGAAGAAAGATTGTTGGAGGTTAGTAAAAGTGTTGACTATGTAAGAGACCAAAGAGGATTTTGGATTTCTAACTTCAAGCAGGTTACTCCAGAAGAGATAGCATCTCTAGAAGCGGAGAGACCTACCACAAGACTGCTGAGTATTCATGTTATCAACGGGTGCAATCTTGCCTGTCGTGCATGTAATCACAACAGCAGTCTTCTTGGTGTAAAGAGTGGTGTTGACATTGATGCATTGATAGATGACATCAAATCTTTTTTGCCAAAAGTATATGTATGGAGTCATATTAGTATCATTGGTGGTGAACCATTACTAGAACCACGCACCAGAGAGGTCGTAAAGGTCACCAGAGAGGTCTCAGAGGCAACTGGGCAGACCTGTAACATAAAACTGTTTAGTAACGGTTCACGTCTCTTACAGGAGAAGGAGTGGATCGTTGACGAAATGTTGAAAGGTGTGAACTTCCGAGTAACATTTCATAAACCTTGGTACACTCAGCAAGGATCAGTAAACTGGGAGAACGCAGCAAAATTTATAAGATATTGTAAAGAACGTGGCGCTGACACAGAAAATCTGTTAGAATTTAGTGAGGCGTTCCGTCTGCTTGATGGAAAACCTAGACAGTGGTTTGATATTGTCAAGTATGATATCAAAGATGACCAGATCAAATACTATCCCTTTGAGGAGGGAGATCCTGAGGAAAGTTTCACCCATTGCACGTGCCCAAACAGTCAACTGTATAACGGTCAACTTTGGAAGTGTCCCATGATCTCCTACCTGAGAGAGTCCCTTGATGCTACCAATCAAATGGATGATCCAGAATGGCAGAAGTATTTGTCTTACAAACCCACTAGCATACACTCATCCCAAGAAGAGATTCAACAATCTTTTGATGAGGTAACAAAACCACATTGGATCTGTTCCATGTGTCCTCGCAACCCTGTATGGTTCACCGCAACTAAACAGTTGGATGCAAAATTGAAAAAAAATGTCGCAATGCACGATGAAGCAACCTATGACACCGTTTGATACTTACAAAGAGTATCTGGCGTATAAAAATCATTTCTCAAAAGAGAAGTATGATTACTTTAGGTATGCTGGTAAGTCTAAAGCAAGTCTTGACTCTTTCTACAAGAGAAAGGATAGGTACTTCTTTGAGAAAACCTCAAGAAAATATAAAGATGAAGACATCAGGAACTTTTTCCTTTCTAACTTCATCAGTACTGACAACCCATCAGGTATGTGGATTGGTAACATCATCCGTGGGGGTGAAGGTATCTTCAAAGAATGGCAGCGTCGGCAACAAAGTTTGTTCTACAACTTCAAGGGTACGAACAAAATTATGATGGAGCAGTATGGTCTACAAGCATTCCTTGAACCATCAGATGGTCACCCACCATTGCTCAAAGAATATCTAGCAGGTAATCTAAGTATTGAGGATGTAGTTATCTATGAACAACTGTTTGGATACTGCAAAGACTATGATAAAAAATTAGATGATCCTGTGTGGCATATCATTGGTATGAAAATTCGCAAGTACCTTCCCTTCCTAAATATCGACAAGGAAAAATACAAAGATCAGGTAATCTCTGAACTAAATGAGTAATTTCTTTGAAAGCGAAAATGTAAGTCGTGAGATGACTGAAATCTACGAGTTGCAAAAAGAATTGTATGATGTCATACAAAAGTTTCCATACATGAGTCAAGATGCAAAGTGGGAACATATCGAGACATTGAAAGAACTCTTAGAGAAGCAACAGATAATGTGGACAAGGATGTCATTGTCTGATGATCCTGAAGCGATTGAAATGAAAGAAAAACTTGTTGAAGCGTCGAAAGAAATGGGATTTGGGAACGCTGATATGGCTACCATCTTTCGCAACATGCATAATGTCTTAGATAATATGCAAACCCAACTAAAAAAATGATCCGATATGGATCTCCACTCAGAGTCTCGCGATGAATTTGACAGTGATTGGTACGCCACTTTTGCGATGCCTATCGAAGAAATTCGATTACTATATGATCATGTCTGTTACGCGATAAAGACTTGGCCTGGATCACCTGCTCGTCCACCAGAGGAGCAGGAGTTTTTGCTTGATCTCAAAATAAGACTATCTGCCGCGTTGATGCAGCATTCTTTCGACATGCTTGACACTGACTAAATATCACGCTATACTATGTGAGCGGTGACAATCCAAACAATCCACCGAATATACAAAATCTTATGTCTTTCGCAGACCTCAAGAAACAATCTAAACTTGGCAGTTTGACTTCTAAACTGACCAAAGAGATTGAAAAAATGAATACTACTGGTTCCAATAATGCCGATGAGCGTCTTTGGAAACTGGAAGTTGATAAAGCAGGTAACGGTTATGCTGTAATCCGTTTCCTCCCTGCACCTAATGGGGAAGAACTTCCTTGGGCAAAGGTGTGGTCCCATGCTTTCCAAGGTCCTGGAGGTTGGTACATTGAGAACTCTTTGACCACCATGGGCAAGAAAGATCCTGTCTCTGAATACAATCGACTGCTATGGAACAGTGGCACTGACTCAGACAAGGATCTTGCTCGTAAGCAGAAGCGTAAACTCAGTTACACTGCTAACATCTACGTTGTAAAGGACCCTGCTAATCCTCACAACGAAGGCAAAGTCTTCCTGTACAAGTTCGGTAAGAAGATTTTTGACAAACTTTCTGCTGCTATGCAACCTGAGTTTGAGGACGAGGAAGCAATTGATCCCTTTGATTTCTGGGGTGGTGCTCACTTCAAACTGAAAGCAAAGAACGTTGCAGGTTATCGTAACTACGATTCCTCTGAGTTTGCTGCATCTTCTGCTCTTCTAGATGACGATGATGCATTGGAAGCAATGTGGAAAAAGCAATATTCTCTGCAAGAGTTTACTAACACAGATCAGTTCAAACCATATGATGAACTTGAAACTCGTCTTCACGCGGTTCTGAACAATGCACGTCCTCCACGTGTAAACCCAGAAACTTTTGATGAGGAGCAGGAGATTACTACAAGTAAGAATCCTGAACCAGAGTTGAAAGCAAAAGTAGCCGCTGTACAATCTTCGACTACAGATGATAGTGATGATGCTCTGTCATATTTTCAACGTCTTGCTGATGCTTGATGCAAACATTCAGGTTTACTGAATTGATTGGAGTCTGGGAAGGGGATAAACTCCCCATCCTGGACTTTTCTCTTACAGAAATCTATCAGACACGGGATGAGGATCCTGAAACTGATGGATTTTCTAATGTGGATGGATGGCAGAAACTGATGAACAATAAAGACACACTCCAACATTTGAAGTTGTTGATTCATCAGAAAGCGTTAGAGTATTGTAATTTGCATGAAAAGGTAAATGATTTAGAGTACACTTCTTTCTTCGCAAATATCAACGGTCGTGGTGCGTCAAACTGTATGCATCATCATAATTATGGAGAAATCAGTGGGGTTTTTTGGTTGAAAGCACCTAGGAAGTCGGGAGATTTGATTATTATGAACCCATATCCTCAACAGCATTGGAATACAGCACTCAAACCCAATACTGATAGAAATGCTCTTGTATTGACCCCCAAGGCAAACCATGGGGTATTTTTCAACAGTAACCTAGTTCATTATGTGGACGTGAATAGATCTGATAAGGACCGGGTATCTGTAGGATTTCATCTTCATATTGTGAACTGAAATCAACTTTTTATTTGCAAAAAGGGGCAAAAAAACCTCCAGTCATTTTTTGCCTCTATAGATTTTTATGGCATACAAAAACATTATCATCATCGAAAAAAATATTGATGTAAAACCGTTTTTGGATGAAATAAATCCAGAACACTGGGATTGGGTTTCAAAGCAAACTAAAACAAAAATTGGTGGTGACAAAAACCCATATGGGTTCTTACCTCTTGTTTGGGCACAAGTTATGAAAGGTGAGGATCCTCATGACGCCATGGGACAAGCAAAAACCCCATTATACGACTTATATCCAAAAGTGCAAGAATTTTGGGAGAAGCACAATATTACTAAAACAGGCAGAGCAGCATTTTTTCGATTATTGCCTGGAGGCACTGTAAGTGAGCATATTGACAGAGGAGAGTATTATAAGAAAAAGGATAGATATCATTTATCTCTACAAGGGACTTATTTGTATAGAGTCGGTGACGAGCAAATGTTAGTGCCACCAGGAACTTTTTTCTGGTTTCACAATAAATTACCCCACGCTGCAAAGAACGTGGGGCCTATTGATAGGTATTCTTTAGTTTGGGATGTTCCTCATAATCCCAATAATCCTCAGCACTTAGCGAGGACTTGCAATACGTAAATTATCGCCTTTTTTGAGTTTACGATTGATAAATTGACTAGAATCAGTATATGTCAAAATTGCTCGCATGTCTTCTTTGATAAGACCAATATACTGTGGAAGAAGAGCAAAAATTTCACGTTTTTTGTCATTTTTCTTCTCTTCATACTCTAAGTTTGAAACGGACACACATCCAGTTTCTGTGTAATTTAGACCATTCTCAGAGTAGATAAAAGTATGGTTTGCATCACAACTTATGCCAGCAGTTTGAATTATGATGTTCTGAGAGTTTCTGCGTTCAATAGTTTCATAGTGATGAATATTGTTTAGATTTTCTGGACCACCATACTTATTGTCAAGGTATCGTTTGAAATCATACCCATTCATAGGCCACTCATCCCTAACATTGATAATGTTGTTGGATAAAAGAACAATCCAATCAAGAGTAGGATCTCCATATAATGTATTTGCTACATTATCTGGGCGATCATCTCCTGCGACAACAAATTTTCTAAATGATGTAAGACTTCCATAGATATCATCACGAATTTTACCTCGTTTGAAGATATTTGTTGTTTCAACATAGTCAAAACTAGATGACCTGTTATCTGAGAATGAAGGTAGTAAAACCTTGGGGAAATTTGTAAAATAAGGCATTAGAATCCGATGTCCTCCTCATTGATTTTATTATTGCCCATAAGAGGACCTTTTGTATCAGATGTATCTCTTGAAGCATCAGAAGTACCGAACAGTTTTTTCTTACCTCCTGCTCCAACTCCAGTGTAATCTTCGCGGAACAGAGGAGTCAACTCAGTAAATGATAAGATCATTTGAGATCTTACTGGTTGTGAACCTGCAAGTTGATCATGATATGTTTGATAAACACCTTGATCAGTAAAATTGATTGCACATTGAGTCAATGCACATATTTTATGAATAGGAAGACTTCTAATTCTAGTGTCTCCATTGAAGTAAGAAATTCTAAAAACATCTGGAGATCCTAAGAAGAGAGTATCCTTCATCTCTTGACCTGGACCGAAAGTATTTGCTTGTGGCAACATACCTTCCCTAAAAAATCGTTGAATTTTTCGAGACGCACTTGCATCTTCTTCGCCGTTAGGTGCAAAATCAAATCGGAAAGCAAAATTCCTCAATTTAGGACCAGAGAATAGTAGTTCTAAATTAGGGTTCAATGTTTGACCAGTTTCTCTAGTAATAAACTGTGCTGGATCAACGTTGATATTTACTTGAGAAAGAGCAAATTTAGCGATAGCAGCAGAGAGTGCTGTTTGGGCATTTCCGCCTCCCGTTGATGCTTTTGATATAGCACTAAGAGCATCGAAACCCCCTTTTACTGCATTTAGCATTACGCCTAAGGCATTTCCCCCTGAGGCAGTAATTTCCTTTTTTGCTTGAAAGAACGCTGCTGCTTCAAGAGGGTTGGCATTGGCACCGCCCCAATCAACACCATTACTAACATTCAAATCATTTGGAATTGGTAGTTTGACAACACCAACAAATGTTTTCAAATTGGTGCCTCTTTTCATACCTCCATTTATGACACTAGCTATGTTATTCTGGTCTGGATCTGCTTGAGGAGGACTATATTGAAATCTTTCAATTCTAATATAATCATTGCCTGGTGTTATACCATCGTCTGAACTATTGCTGTATAGAGCATCTACTGGGTATGAAAGATTTATAATTTTTGCAGGTCCGCTTTCGATTACCACAGTATCATCGGCATCTTCTGGTTCTGTTATCTGATCTAACAGTTGCTCTGTTGTCTTCGCATTCGGACTGACAGGAGCACCAGAAGCTGCCAAGTTGGGGAATTTACTCAAAAGTGCCGCATTATATAGATGACCGGGAATATTTCCTGCATATCTCTTTAGATTGTCTATAGGTCTTCCTGTTGCGTCTAATTGTAGCAATTCTCCTAGACCAACCTTATCTAATGCTTGTTTGAGTTCAGGTATTCTACGACTCTTATCTGCTGCCTCTGCCATGCTGTCAATTGCAGCGATAAGTCCCAGTGCTACTTCAGGTTTTTTTATAAGAGATTGAAACTCTGCGGAATTTGTTCCTAAATTTTGGTTGGTGTCAAGATTTTGCATAGACAATATCTTTCCAAAATCCTTGCCTCCCATATCGCCAGCAACTAATAGTCTGATCTTTTCGCCAGCAACTCTAAGTCCTTGTGTTATTGCTTTACTGTTATTCGCAACGCATTTGTTTGGGAAAATACAAGTAGGTACTTGCGGTGGAATGTTACCACTAGGATTTATTACTGGGTTAGGTTGTGGCATAGTTTAGTCCTTATAAAATCCTTTTCGATATACCTTAGATGGACTAATATCAATTTCAATAGCGCCGAGGTCTCTGACAAATTGCTCTGAATCAAGTGCTACTGCTTTGTCCCACTCTTCCATTGAAATTTGCAAAAATGGACTATTTACGTATGATTTTAGGTATTTATGATAACCTCTCAAACGTGTAAAATCACTGCCAGAATCGATATATTGTATCAACGCTTTTCGATTTGCTGGAAGGTGATAATGTAAGTTGATTCCATAGAATATGTTTTTACCTTCTCTTGCTACCACATAACATAGGGGATTCCTATCGTAGTATGGTAGTTTTAGGGCAGTTTTTGCTGTATAATGAAATAATGAAATAGATCCTGGAGCAGGTTCACCTACCAATGTAGATTGTGGAAATTCATCTCTATATTCCAAGTTCCTTCTCCGTCATTACTTGAAATTCCCACTTTCGATCAGAACAAAACTCTTCTGCTGCTTTCCATTTTGCTAAATTTTTAGCATATTCTAGAGATTCGTAAATATGTTTTCTAGTCCTCTTTTTTGTAGTTGGAGGAGCACACTGTCTGGCAGGTTTTACTTCAATAACCTTCTCTACTACTTGACCATTTACATTTTTGTATTTGATGTAGAAGTCGGGAAAGTATCTACGGACTTTTTTTGTAGTTGGATCATAATACGGAATATGAAATTCTTCAGATGCCCACTGTAAGATTGATTCTTTCCGGTCACAATATACCATAAACTTACGCTCCCACAATGAGCGATAGATTATGTTTCTAGAGTCCCCTTTGTATTTTTTGGGGTTTGATGGTCTATAGCGACCTTGATAGGACATACATAGTATAGCGACCATAGTGTATTTAGATAGGGATGGCAAAACCCAACGTATTTGCAAGCAATAGAGCACGTTTGAGTACCGATGATGTAATCAACGGTAAAACACAGAACGGATCGATGAATCCGGCTTTCAATAATCAATACGATGTTTCTATCAATTTTGGAGATGCTGAAGGTGGAAGTTTGTTGAATTACATCAAAAAATATGATAAGAATGGACGAGGTGATCCTGGTCAATTCCTATCGTTATTTTGTTCTGAGGCACTGTTACCTGGATCTCAAATTCAAACTTCTAAAGTTGATGGACTCCGCCAAGGATTGTCTCAAGATTATGCAGTATACCGTAGATATCCAGATATCAACTTGACTTGGTATTCTCAGCAAGATTATTTTACTAATGATATTTTCAATGCTTGGATGGAGTTTATTTCTCCTCTAGATATTGGGACAAAACGTGTGGCAGATAGAGAGACTCGAAAAAAATCAAAAAATGCTGGTCGTAGACTGCAATACCCAAATAGTTACAAGTGCGGTATGGAAATTACTTCATTATCTAGAGATGGTGGTAGTAATTTTATTACTTATCATATTGAAAGAGCATTTCCAACCAGTATTATCGCTGCTCCTCTTGCATATGGTACGGCAGAACTAATCAAGACTACAGTATCATTCAAATATGAAAATTACTTTACTGAAAGAATTGGAGTTGGAACTGTAAAAGATTCTGCTATTATGTTGACAGAGGCAGAAAAAGAAGCAGCAGCAGAAGCGGCAAAAAAAGCAAAAGCGGAAAGGGAAGATATTTCATCATATGCTGATGATACTGGAAGAAGTATAGAAGACTCAAGAATTCTTGCTAATGGAGGAACTATCGAAAGTACCATAGGATAGCGTTCTAAATAAAGTTACTGAATTGAATAATTATGCCATTACCTAAGGTCGTAGCACCTATTTTTGAAGTTACTTTACTTTCTACTGGCAAACCTGTCAAATATCGCCCTTTCCTTGTCAAGGAAGAAAAAGCACTTTTGATTGCTTTAGAAAGTGGTAATCAGAAAGACATTATTTCTACAGTAAAGGAAGTTTTGAAAGCATGCGTGACTTCACGTATCAAAATTGAAACTTTACCTAGTTTTGATCTCGAATATTTGTTTTTGAATATCCGTGGCAAATCTGTTGGTGAGACTGTTGATCTATTGATTACTTGTGATGATGACCCTGAAACTCAGGTTCCTTTGAAAATTCATATGTCAGACATTGGTCTTGATGTTCCAGACAACCATAAAGATAAAATTGATCTTGGTGGTGGGATTGGGATTCAACTAAAGTATCCTTCCATGAATGAGTTTCTGGAACAAAACTTTAGCGTTGACACTACAGAAAAAGTAAAACTTGAGGATGCTTTCAAGGCAGTTGCAAAATGTGTAGAAACCATCTACACCGAAGATGAGGCATGGACATCATCTGATTGTACCCAATCTGAAGTTATCAAGTTTATTGAACAACTTAGTTCTCAACAGTTCAAAAAAATTGAAGAGTTCTTTGAAACAATGCCTTGTTTGAAATATGAGGGTAGTGTCGAAAATCCTAACACGGGAGTAGAAACCCCAGTTGTCATTGAAGGTATGGCAAATTTTTTCGGATAATGATGTACCATACGACCATTGATGCCCATATGGAAGTCAACTTCGCATTATTGCAGCATCATCATTGGTCGTTGAGTGATATTGAGAATCTTATACCATGGGAACGAGAGGTATACATAAAATACCTGTCGAATATGTTAGATAAGCAAAAGTTAGAGATGCAAAACGCTAATGGATAGCAACACTGTCACAGCAGTAACACCATTACTTGCTCCTGTAAGGAGTGAGGTAAATCGTGCACAAAATACTGCGGACGAAGTTGCTGATAACCAGGGTAAGGTAACTAGAAGACTTGGCAGCATTCTCCTTGATATGGAGAGAATGGATGCCAGCATGAAGGTTATCCGTACAGAGATCCGGAAAGATATTAGGACAAGACAAAGGGAACTGGATAGAGAATCTAAGATAATCAAAAAAGACCAAAAAAATTTAGAACTACTAAAGACTAGTTTTTTTGGTATTAGAGAATTTGTTGGCAAAGTAGCATTTGTTTCTGCAATCAGTAATCTTTTCAAAGGTGACTTTGGCAATGCTGCTGTTGATGCTGGCACTGCCGCACTCGCTTTCCTACCAGAGATAGCAGGAGGAGTTGCCAGTATACTTGGCATCAAAGCCATTGCTGGAAGTAGAGGAGGAAGGACACCTCAGGGCGGTGTAAGACCAACAGGTGGAATTCCTCGTGGAGGTAAAATGGGTAGAGGACGTGCCGGTGGTATCATGGCGCTACTTGCTTTAGGAGCAATGGCGCTTGGTGGAATGACCGGGGGGAAACAAACAGGCGATCAAAGACGTGATCAACTTTTGCAACAAGAAGTTGCATCTGGAAATATTATCAATCGAGATGACGTTGAAAGATTTGGGAGCATATCTAGAAGATTTAGTACAGCGTTAGATCGTCTTGCTGGATTGGCGTTACCAAAGAATGAGAAGGAATCTAGTAAGGATTCTGAGGATTCTAAGGATTCTAAAGATTCTAAGAATTCTACTGATTCTTCCA